ACGCAAAGCCCTCCACCTCCAAGGAAGTCGCAGTGGCTGGCAAGAAGGAAGTCGCAAAGGGTAGCCACGCTGATCAGCTGCCCGCAAGCATGGCCAACATGTCGCAGTACAGCGGCGCTGGCTTGGAGGGGACGGATCGCGACAGCTTCGCCATCCCGTTCCTGGCCATCATCCAGAAGACAAGCCCGCAGGTGGACAAGGACACCGACCAGTACATCAAGGGTGCGGAGACTGGCGACCTGCTGCTCACCTCCACCAATGAGCTGTTCAAGGATGAGGACGGCGTGGATGTCGTGTTCTGCGGCTACCGTCGCGCGTTCCTGCGCTGGGCTCCCATCGACAGCGGCGGCGGCTTCAAGGGTGAGATCAGCGTGGAAGAGATCAGCGTGCTGCGCCAGACCGGCAAGATTCAGGAGCAGGATGGCCGGCTGTTCGCTGACAACGGCGACATCATCGCTGACACGCGTATCCACTACGTGTTGGTGGTGCGCCCGGATGGCACCTTCGCCCCGGCAGTGATGTCGTTCAAGTCCACGCAGATCAAGAAGTCCAAGATGCTGATGACCCAGATTCAGGGTTACACTGCGAAGGACGGCAACGGCAAGCCCTTCACCCCGCCCAGCTTCGGTCACGTGTTCCATGCTGAGACGGTGGCAGAGTCCAACGACAAGGGCAGCTGGCGCGGTTGGAAGCTGACGCGCACCGGCTTCGTGGAGGACAGCGAAGTGTTCCAGGCTGCTGTCGAGTTCCACAAGACGGTGGTGGCTGGCGAAGTGAAGGTCAACTATGACGCGGAAGCGGCGGTTGCCGGCAACGGCAGCGCGCACGACGACGACGACGACATCTGACCGCAACAACAGGCTCGCCCCGCTTCGGCGGGGCAGCCTTCAAGGAGGCCACATGCACAAGCTGCTGCTCGGATCAATTGCGTTGATGTTGGTTTGCTTCTTCAGTTCGCTTGTGCTTGGAGCTTTCCACAAGAGGGATGCTGCCATCATCATGGGCTTTGTGATGTACCTGTTCATGGCACTTGCACTCAGCATCTACTTCTTCATTGCCATCATCCAGTACATAGGAGCCATGAAGTGATCAACCCTGAACGACTCGCAGGCTACAAGAAGCAGGCTATCGCAGCAGTAGCAGCGCGAGCCAAGAACAAGGACGCACCCGGGATCGCCATGGTGGCGGTTTCCCCTCACGATCTGCTCAAGATGATTGAATTGGTAGAGGCCAAGGATGAAACAGACACCGCTGACGTACAAGGGAAGCAGCAGTGACCGTCGCACCAACAAGTGGGAGGTCAAGTGCCCAATGTGCGGCACCAAGTTCAAGCCAAGGACTACGCTGATGAGCGAGTCATTGGAAGAGTGCCCGTGCTGTATGGTCAAGATCAAGTGCAAGTACAACGATGAGCCTCCTGTTGCGGTGGTGCTATGACGACCAATGCTCAATTCCTCAAGGCGATGTTCCGCGATCAGATTCCCGGGACAGCAGCAACGCTCCACAGCTTCACTGGCGACCCGAACAAGGACGGCAAATGGAATGCGATGCCATGGCGGCTCGGGAAGGTGCTGCCCACGCTCAATCCGTTCGCCAACAACTACGTCTGCGTCAGCTGCTTCCACGCGGCAGATGACAACAAGTACCACCGTCGCAAGGTTCAGTTCGCATCACTCCACGCGGTGATGATTGATGACTTGGGCACTAAGCTGCCAATGTCAGACCTCAAGATGAAGCCAAGCTGCCTCGTGGAGACTTCCCCGGGGAACTTCCAAGCGTGGCTGTTCATTGAGAAGCCATTGCTCACGATTGCTTCAGCTGAGACCCTGATCAATGAGATGATCCGCGCTGGCATCAGTGCTGAGATGGATCCAGGCATGAAGGGTGTCACGCGCGTGGCCCGCGTCCCGGTAGGAGCGAATGGCAAGGCCAAGTATCGCGGCGATGGCGGGAAGGTCTGGCAGCAGGTTGTTCATGAGGCTGCGCTAGAGCTTCGCTACACCCCGGAGCAGATTGCGGAAGCCTACGGGCTTGACCTTACTCCGCGACGGGAAGCCCCGCCACCAGCCCTGCCGCGCGCTGGCATCGATGTAGAGCGTGCGGGGCTGATCAAGTGGATCAAGCTGCTAGGCATCCACAAAGAGGAACAGCGCCCCGGCTATCACGAGATCACTTGCCCTTGGGCAGACGCGCACAGCGACAAGGGCACAACAGGCACCTACTACATGGAGCCGGAAGCACTCAACAGCTACCATGGCGGCTTCCTCTGCCATCACGGCCACTGTATGGATCGCGACATCAGCGACCTTGTGGGCTGGGTGCGTGCGCAGAAGGAATCGCTCACAAGCGTTGTACCGCGTCACCTCATCGACTACCAACAACAGCAAGGAGAACAGCTATGAAGTTCGTCATCTACACTGATGCTGAAGGCAAGACACGCTGGAAGCTGGTCGCCAAGAATGGCAAGATCGTCGCGGACAGCGGGGAAGGCTACCACAGCGAAGGCAACGCACGTCGCGCAATCAAGTCGTGGCGCAAGCTGGTTGGTGATGCACCCATCACCGTTCAGAAGGCAGAGCAATGAACAGGCAGCCCACGACAATGACCGTCATCTATGACGGCAAGGAAGTGTGGCGCGAGATTGCTGCGGTTGAGTGCCTCCAAGGACGCAAGCGGTACATCCCGCAGCTGCGCCCCGGGGAAGCCATCAGCTGGGATCGCAACCCGTTCCACCCGACGATCATCGCAGAGACCAATGTGTCTGACGACTATGCTCATTGCCCTGTGTGTGAGCTTCCATTCTTCATCAACAAGTGCACGAGGTGCGGGCATGAGCAATGCTGATGAGCAGCCTACTGGCCTTGATGATGAGAGCGCACGCGCCCTCGCCAATCAAGTCATGACGACATTCGCCAATCCCAACGCAACAACAGCAGATGTGCTGGAGGCTTACATCGGCCACATGATGCTGACCAATCAGACCTTCTACACCGCGTCAGGGGAGTTGGCGCTACACTTGACCCGCGCGGTAGAGGGTTTGCGTGCGCCAAACCGCGTAAGCACCAAACGCAGATACCTCGGCATGCCAAAGGATGAATCATGAACGTACAGCCAGTGCCGCTGCCCAAGGCAGCAAAGGGAGTCAACCCACTCACCTACTGGATTCTGCAAGACCTGTGGTGGGAGCATCGCTATGTCAGCAACTTCACGATCCAGACAATGGGGAGGAAATGGCATGGCCCGCAAGGATGAGTTCGGGAAGCTGATGGGCTCCTATAATGAGAAGGCAGACCGCAAGACGCTGCGTGCTGAGATCGACCGCGATCAACGCAATGAAGCTGTCAATGAGCTGTACGATGAAGCTCAAGACATCTTCTGGCAAGCAGGCGGCATGGGGTTCGCTTCGCAAGAGACTGAGGACGCGATCAAGGCAGTGATGCGACTCTGCTGGGAACGCTGGGCAGGTGTATCATGAACGCGCTACAGCAGACCCTCTACATCTTCTACATGCTGCTGCTTTACACAGCACAGCAATACATTCAGCAACGCGTCAGCGTTCACCCGGCAACTGGTTGCTGGTTGTGGCTTGGCGCCAACGATGGGAGGTATGGGCACGCATACTTCTATGGGAAGCGATTCAAGGCACACAGGCTCGCTTACCTCGCATTCACAGGGCCGATCCGTCGCGGTCGCGTCATTGATCACGAGGGTTGCGACAGGACGCGCTGTTGCTGCCCTCACCATCTCAAGCAAGCAACACAATCCCAGAACATGAAGCGGTGCTTTGCTGTCGGCAGGGGACGCTCCCCATTCTGTGAGGTGACGCCATGACTGATCAGGCAGCACCTACTATGGATGATGATGCCATCCGTGAGGAGGCAAGGCGACTCCTAGCAGCAGAGCAAGAAGCAATCCGGGAAGCGGATGAACGGAACCCGGTGCTGCCGGGGATGGCTCGCAACTCGCTTGGCGCGGCACAGATCGTGCTGGAGCGATTCTTCACGAAGGATGGACTCAGGCAGATTGCGTACTGGCGTGAGAGTTGGTACAGCTACTACCAGCAGCTGTGGAGCGAGCGCACTGAGGATGACATCAGCAAGTTCATCCACAACCGCTTGATGGACTGCCGCACTGTCGATGCTGAGGGCAATGTGATCGACTTCAACTGCGCCCAGAAGCACGTCAATGAGATGAAGTTCCAAATCCAGCAGCTTGTTGGCATCCCATCCCACATCGCAGCGCCCGCAGCATACATCGATGGTCGTTGGAAGGAACAGGATGCCCGGGGCAAGATCGTCTGTCGCGGTCAGATCGTTGACATGATGACTCAGAAGGTCACCAGCAATCACCATATGTTCATCCCCAACGGTGCGGAGTGGACTTGGGACAAGAAGGCAGCAGACCCAGAGGTGTGGCTCAAGTTCCTTGAGGAACTGTTCAACGGCGCTGAGCAGGAAGTGGAGCTGCTTCAAGAGTGGATGGGCTACGTCCTGAGCGGTGATACATGGGCGCACAAGGGCATGATCCTTGTCGGCCCTCCACGCGCTGGTAAGGGAACGATTGGCCATGTGCTGGCGAAGTTGCTGGGCAAGTCAATGGTTGCGAGTCCTACCCTTCACAGCTTGGGCAAGGACTTCGGATTGCAGCCATTGCTGGACAAGCGGCTGTGCCTCGTGTCGGATGCGCGACTGTCGAACAAGGCAGACGTCATGGCCGTCATCGAAGTGCTGTTGCGTATTACTGCTGGCGACCCGGTTGACGTGAACCGCAAGCATAAGGGATCGTTGATGACGAGCCTTGGTGCGCGTGTCATGATGCTCAGCAACGAGATGCCACAGTTGTACGACTCAAGCAATGCGATCAATACACGCT